CGAACACCGTGCTTTTAGTGCATCACCACAGCATTCCCTGCCGGGCCGCCGCGATTCATCTGGTCATACAAAACAACCGCTGACGCAACAAAATCATCGACATCCTTCACCAGCCGATCCCTCCGTTCGACGATCTCACGGTAATATTCAGAACTGTGGCTGCGCATACGGGCCACCAGCAAAGGCGGCATCGCCTTTTCGATCGCCGGTAACAGAGCCTGCATTTTTTCAACAGCATCAGGGGTGTCTTTATCCAGCCAACGGAAAATTTTCTGGGTATTACGGGCCAGGGCTTCCGGATGGCTGTCGTCATACAGTTCCGGGAACGTCATTCCCAGCTCGAAATACGCTTTGGTAATTTTCGCAGCCGGTACTTTTTCGCCGTCCGGATGCGCCCAAACATTCATCGCCATGCGGATGTGTTCATGCTTGATTTTCATGAATCATTCTTTCCTTCGTTCGAGGTGCTATCCTGCTTCTTGTAAAGTTCTGGGTTGTATTTCAATTCACCGTTAGTAATTTCATCCAGTTCCATTGCGCGAAGTTTGGGAATAACTGCTTTCCACCGCACAACAGCCACATGTGAAATTCCAAGAGCCTCAGCTACTAGTCGCTTTTTTTTGAAATAGCGCAGAACATCATCTTTGAACATAAAACTCTCCTGTTATTTCGAGCAGAAGGGTAACAATAGTTACATAACAATGTCAACCATAGCAACATCACTTGGTAGTAACATTGGTTACATGAAAAACACTATCAGCGAACGTATTCGGAATCGTCGAAAAGACGTTGGATTAACCCAACAGCAGGTTGCGAAAGCAATCGGCATATCTCGTGTATCCGTAACAAAATGGGAAAATGGCTCTTCAAAACCTGACGGTGAGAATTTGTATCTACTGTCAAAATTGCTTTCCAAATCTCCTGAATGGATTCTTTATGGAAAGGACGGTCACGATAAAACCGATGATCTGCGTCTGAATCAGTACCCTTACATTAGTGACAACATCGCCCGGTTGCCCGTTTTAACGTGGGAACAGGCTGGTTATTGGGATATGAGTTGTCCAGTAACCAAGATTCCTGGTATTAAGAACTGGGTTGATGTCATGACAAAAACCGCTGAAAACTCTTTTTTATTGCATGTTGAGGGAGATGCGATGACAAACTCTAACGGCCTCCCAACCATCCCCGACGGATCTACCGTGCTGATCACACCATGCTCAAGTAACATTAGAGAACTGGTGGGAAAAATAATCTTAATCCAATTGGAAGGAACGCCAAACGTAACACTAAAAAAAGTTGCGATTGACGGACCAAACATCTATCTGTTGTCACTGAATCCGCTTTACAAACCCATCGAACTGAATGGTGGTTACACCATTAAAGGTAAAGTTTCACAAATACATCAATACTTAGACTGAGTCAGAACCCGCATTCATTGCGGGTTTTTTATGCCCTCAAATGTACCTTTTGCAACATTGTATTGACTCGAAAGGTAACTCTTGTTACCTTAACAACATACCAACCCACCCCGCCCCACAGAACGCAGGGAAATACTTCGAGTTACCCGGCAGTGGTCAGGGGTTAAGTAGCCAGCCCGAGGCGTAAGAACATGACGGCAGGGTTCAACTTTAATAACTATGCAGCAGGTTTTTGTTCCGCTACCCCGGCGTTAAGGGGAAATGAGGTCAGCATGGATACTATCGATCTTGGCAACAGCGAATCTCTGGTATGTGGCGTGTTCCCCAACCAGGACGGTACGTTCACCGCGATGACGTATACCAGAAGCAAAACGTTTAAAACCGAAAATGGTGCCCGTCGCTGGCTGGAAAGAAACTCAGGTGAGTGATATGGATTTCAACACAATCATGGAAAAGGCTTACGAAGAATACTTCGAAGGCCTTGCCGAAGGCGAAGAAGCCCTCAGCTTCAGTGAGTTTAAACAGGCGCTTTCCAGTTCGGCAAAATCTAACGGCTGATAAGCGAAACAGCACCGCGAGGAATCAGTATGCAGAAACGAGAACCCGTCATCATCGCGCCAGACTATACCGATGATGAACTTTATGAGTGGATGCACCAGAAAATTAAGGCTGCGCAGGACCTGAAATGGGCCAATGAAGCCAGGGCTAAGCAGGCTGAAAATCTGTCCGCTCTGGAGCAGGATATCACCAGGCTGGAAAAAGCAGCGGCATTAAGCATTGCCAGAATGATTACATACCCGCGTTAATAGCTAACCAACGAGGCTAATAATGGAATTTAAAGATTTACCAATGCCATTCCAGGAAATGGCAGCGAATGTGGTTCGCTCTCAACTGGCGACTCTTGACCTGAGTACCGTAGAAAAAGAAACCATCGACAATATATCTGGTAACGTACGCCGAGCCTTTATCGGGCTGTACGAAGAGAAGCAGCTCTCTGATAACCAGGATTTACATGAAAAATACTTTCTGGAATTAATGGACATCATTAATAAAGGATTTGGCTTGTTAATGAAAAAGAAAGGGATTCGAATAGCTCCCCTTGAAAATCATTTTACAGCAAGCAGTATTAATTCCTGTGATTTAAAGCATCACACATCCGATGGGAAAGTTGAATCAAACAACAAAATATCAATTAATCATTAATTTATTCACAGGTGAGGTAGAGTGCGTGCGCCGGACACGGATAAGAATCCGGCACTGACAGTTTACTGAAAAGGATATATCCCTGAAAAGTCAGGGCATAACACGAAAGCGCCCGGAGAAGTTAGTCTCTCTGTATAGGTCGTCGTTAAATTTAATTCGATCGTGCGCTTCCGGTTGTGGCAATCCGCGAAATGGCGCGGCGGTAAGTATGGCGGGGTTATTCCTTCCCCCGTTGAGGACACCGGGTTGTCAGGTTGACCATACGCTTAAGTGACAACTCCGCTGCAACGCCCTCTGTTATCAATTTTCTGGTGACTTTTGGCGGTATCAGTTTTACTCCGTGACTGCTCTGCCGCCCTTTTTAAAGTGAATTTTGTGATGTGGTGAATGCGGCTGAGCGCACGCGGAACAGTTAAAACCAAAAACAGTGTTATGGGTGGATTCTCTTTATCCGGCGTTAATTGTTAACTGGTTAACGTCACCTGGAGGCACCAGGCACTGCATCACAAAATTCATTGTTGAGGACGCGATAATGGAAACGTTATTACCAAACGTTAATACGTCTGAAGGTTGTTTTGATATTGGTGTTCTGCTCAGTAACCGGGAGTTTACTGAAGATGCCATTAATATGAGGAAATATGAGCCTTATCTGCTCAATGATAATTCCATACTTTCCCGAATTGCTCTTCTTGAACTTGGTATTTTCGGAGAACGTCAATGACTTCAGCATTTGCACTGATGATGACGGTTTTTCTTATAACGGGTGAATCACAGAATGTGATTACCGGAATTTATGCAAGTAAAGAATCCTGCCTCCAGGCAAGAGACGAGCAAAAAATTTCTGGTGAATGCCTCCCGCTAAAAAAAGTATCGCTGTACCTGAATAACGAAACACCGGCTGGATAATCCTCCAGCCATATTAACACCATACCAACGGATTAAAAATGCCAGCAATGGCAGGGATTCGTTCACCCTGAAATCTGTAATGAGGTTAAAACAAAATGAGTAAGGTCTTTATTTGCGCTGCTATTCCTGATGAACAGGCCATAAAAGAAGATAGCGCTGTTGCGGTGGCCACTGCCATTGAAGCTGATGATGAGCGTCGCGCACGCGCAAAATTTCATTGGCAATTTCTGGAGCAATTCCCTGCAGCTCAGGACTGCGCTTATAAATTTATTGTCTGTGAGGATAAACCCGGCATACCCCGCCCTGCCCTCGATTCCTGGGATGCTGAATATATGCAGGAAAACCGCTGGGATGAGGCGTCTGCTTCCTTTGTCCCGGTTGAGACTGAATCAGATCCGATGAACGTCACTTTTGACAAGCTGGCCCCTGAAGTACAGAACGCTGTCATGGTTAAGTTCGACACATGTGAAAACATCACCGTTGATATGGTTATTAGCGCACAGGAATTGTTGCAGGAAGACATGGCAACATTCGACGGACATATCGTTGAAGCGTTGATGAAAATGCCAGAAGTTAACGCCATGTATCCGGAGCTTAAGCTGCATGCCATCGGGTGGGTTAAGCATAAATGTAAGCCTGGTGCCAAATGGCCCGAAATTCAGGCAGAGATGCGCATCTGGAAAAAACGTCGCGAAGGTGAACGCAAGGAAACCGGAAAATACACGTCTGTTGTTGATCTCGCCCGCGCCAGAGTCAATCAACAGCACACTGAAAATTCAACAGGAAAAATCAGCCTGGTCATTGCTGCCATTCATCGCGAATACAAGCAGACATGGAAAACACTGGATGACGAACTGGCCTACGCTCTCTGGCCTGGTGATGTGGATGCCGGAAACATTGACGGCAGCATCCATCGCTGGGCAAAAAATGAAGTTATCGACAACGACCGCGAAGACTGGAAGCGTATCTCGGCATCAATGCGCAAACAGCCTGATGCCCTTCGCTACGACCGCCAGACTATTTTTGGCCTTGTCCGTGAACGTCCGATCGACATTCACAAAGACCCTGTGGCACTGAACAAATACATTACTGAATACCTGACTACAAAGGGCGTGTTTGAAGATGAAGGAAGAAATCAGAGCGCAACTGATACTCTCTCGTCGCCAGTACCAGAAACTGATGCAGTGGAAACGGCAATTCCGGGCAACGAAAAAACCGAATGCAAAGTGGAAGTCGAACCATCTGTAGAGCGTGAGGGGCCGTTCTACTTCCTCTTCACCGACAAGGATGGCGAAAAATACGGTCGCGCAAACAAACTTTCTGGTCTGGAAAAAGCACTAGCCTTGGGAGCTACGGAAATCACAAAAGAGGAATACTTCGCACGTAAAAACGGCACGTACTCAGGTTCACAACAAAATACTGGTGCATCTGACACGACCGCACAACCAGAGCCGGTAAAAGTTACCGCTGACGAAGTAAACAAAATTATGCAGGCAGCCAATATCAGCCAGCCTGACGCCGATAAGTTGCTTGCTGCCTCTCGCGGAGAATTTGTTGCAGGGATTAGCGACCCGAATGATCCGAAATGGGTAAAGGGGATTGAAACCCGCGATTCTGTAAACCAGAACCAGCAAGAATCGGAACAGAACGACCAGAAAGCGGAACAAAACAGCCCAAATACGCAACAAAACGAGCCAGAAACGAAACAACCTGAGCCAGTAGCGCAACAGGAACCGGAAAAAGTCTGCACCGCCTGCGGTCAAAGCGGTGGCGGCAACTGCCCTGATTGTGGCGCGGTGATGGGTGACGCAACATACCAGGAAACATTCGATGAAGAGAATCAGGTTGAAGTTCAGGAAAATGATCCGAAGGAAATCGAAGGCGCTGAACATCCACACAAGGAGAATGCTGGTAGCGCTCAGGATCACGCCAGCGATAGTGAAACTGGCGAGACGGCAGATCCCTTAATTGCGATGAACGGTCATCACGTTATCACATCCACCAGCAGGACGTGTGACCATCTAATGATCGACCTTGAAACCATGGGAAAAAATCCTGATGCCCCGATCATCTCAATAGGTGCAATATTTTTCGATCCGCAAACCGGAGATATGGGACCGGAATTTAGTAAGACTATCGATCTGGAAACTGCTGGCGGAGTCATTGATCGTGACGTCATTAAAAGGTGGCTGAAGCAATCACGTGAAGCGCAGTCTGCCATTATGACCGATGAAATCCCGTTAGATGATGCACTGTTACAATTGCGGGAATTTATCGACGAAAACTCCGGTGAATTTTTTGTTCAGGTCTGGGGAAATGGAGCCAACTTCGACAACACG